TCCCCCGCTTTGACGTCAGCGTCTGCCGGGAGATAAGCCGTCAGCCCGTCCGTCAATGCCAGGACTCGACCATCCTGTGAGAGGGAGGTCGATGCCGGTTGCACGGAGCACCCGGGGATGATCGCCCTCGTCACGTTCGCCCAGTCCGGGACATCCGACCCTCTGAGCGTCTTCGTGCCCGGTCGGATCCGAATGACCGTCTGTCTGAAAAAACTTAGAAGGGCCATAATCAACCCTCCCACAAACTCAACGCGCCGATCTGCTGACGCTTCAGCCCCAGAGCCTTCAGGTCTGACGGCCACAAAGCAATGCGCCCGGATGCGTTAGGCAATGAGTACGACTGACTTACGCCTCCCGCCGCTTCCTGATAGGACGTTGCCGGGAGCTGTGTCCCGGGTGTGTTCAGCTCGCGCATGACCACATCAACGGTCACGGCCTTCGCCACCGACGCGAGATACGGGCTCTCGCTGATCATCGCGTCGAAGTCCTTGCCGACTTTTTCCGCCTCATAGCGAATGATGTCGCACACGACCGGGATCAGGCTCGCCGCCCGCTCCTGTTCTGCGGCTGAAAGCGTTCTCTTCATGCTCTGGATGTCTGCAACGGTTGCGTAATCTGCCATTCTTACCGCCTCACTTCTTCGCCGGCTTCTTCACCGGCTTCTTCTCTGCCTTTTCGGCGGCGAGTTTGTGGCCCGCCGCCTTATATTCCTCGACTCTGGATTCATGGACGTACATGATGCCGCCTGACATCTTGTTGATCATCTTCACCATGTCGATGCCCTCATCAGGCAGTCAGCAGATTGAACTTGTCGACATCCGCGCGGAAACCGACCTCAATCTCAGCCAGGACTGCGATCATGTTCTGCTGGAACAGGTTGATCGTGGTCGCGCCGGAGGTCAGCGTCGCCTGATCGGAGATACGGATCTGGACGCCTTCAACCGTGCCATACAGAGCCGCGCTCCAGTCACCGGCGATGCCGTACACGGCGGGATCGGAGCCGGAAGCGGCCTTGTACAGGGCCTTGTTGATGTACACCGGAGCACCCAGCACACGCGGGATAGCGCCCTCGGACACGTTGTTGACGAACAGCGGACGTCTGTCTCCGTCGCGAGCGGAAAGCAGAGCGCCACGGCCCTGAGCACCGAGGGCGAAGCCGTTAAGGACACCGCCGTTATTAGCAATATCGGTATCAGCAGCCACCAGAGCGGCATAGACATCCGTGCCGAACGACTGAGCGGTCGCGGCTGCAAAGGTGTCGAAGTTCGCGCCGGGCGCCTGAGTGTTTCCGATCACGGTGCTGTCGAACACGGAAGCAAGGGCAGCGGGCAGGCGGCGGATCAGCTCGTCGTACAGAGCAGCCGCATCACGCGTGAACTCGCGGGAAACGGTCTCGATGACGGCGATCTTGTACGCCTGCATCAGCTTGGTGTTCAGCGTGGAGTTGCTGACGGGCTTCGCAGCGGTCTCAGCCACCCATGCAGCCTGAGGGTCGCCGGTGATCACCGGGATGGTCAGGCCACGGCCGGGAAGCTCGACTCTGCGAGCCAGACGCATGATGGCGCTCTCCTGCTGGACGTCTGCGATGATCTCGGAAGAGATCTCAGAAGGAAGAGTAATCGTAGTGGTTCTGTTGATGTCTGCCATGATAGGCTCCTTTCTTTTACTGATTGACTGTTTCGTCAAACCATGCTTTGAACTTGTCTCTTGTGCTTGCCCCCGTCCCGGACCCGATCTCGGGGTCCTTCAGAGGCAGCGTGTTGCTGACCGGCGCTGTGCCGACCAGGCTCTTGAGTGTCTCGGCAGATGTCCTGATGCTCTCCTCGTCCTCTCCCGTGAGAAAGTCCGCCGAGCCCCAGGGAAGTCCGACCTCGTGGCTAATCCGGCTTTTTAACGAGGCCGTCTCGTATGCTTTGGTCTTTGCCGTGAGGTCTGCTATCGTTTGCTCATCCTGTTCGTGAGCTTTCTTGTAATCATCGAAGGCCTTGGTGACTTCACCGAGTGCCCGCTGATGATCGTCCGGAGACATCCAGCCTTCGTACCGCTTGTTGGCGGCCTCTCGTTCGCGTCTGAGTCGTTCCTGGACGATGTCATTGACGCGTGCCTGGAAATCCTCCTGTGTAGTGATAGGTTCGAAATTGTCTGCCATTTTTGTTCCTCCCATTTATCCGTATGGTCACGTATTCGACTAATAAAAAACGCGCTGCTTCTTCGGCTCTTTCGCCGATGCACACGCGTAAGTCGCTAACATTGCACTCTCCAACAGCGATACATCTATCGCGTCGTCGAGCGTTTTATAACCAAAACCGCCATTTGAGCCGATGGCTCTGTGCTGGGCGTTGCACACTGATTGCCTGAGCGCAGGCTGTCCGCGGTGACAGATGGTCTTAGCCGTGACCGCCGTCTCGAAATCCGAAGCCGCTGCAATGACCTCTTTTGTGGTGATGACGTTGAGCCCCTTCAGCTTTTGGTTCTTGGCTTCTTTCTTGAAGCTCTCAACCCCGGAAGCACCGTCAATGAAGGCGGCTTGTACATCACTCTTTACGAGGAAGTTGACCATCCAGTCATTTCCCTCGCGCTGCGGCCTGCAGTCTATAGCCTCAACGAAAACACGGTCGTCTTTCGTCTTCACCGCAACGGACATGGACACCGATTCGCCATCTCTGCCGAACTTGATGCCGACAAACAGGCGACCGGTGAGCTCCGGCAGTGTCTCGACCTTCAGGGCATCCCATTCCGGTTCGGAGATGGCGGACTGCTGATTGTATTTGATCCACAGCCCCAGCCGCTGAATATTGAAGTCGATGTCATCGCCGTTTATCTCGTCCCGGATCGTGCGCTCCGTCAGTATCTGACCGAGTGACGGGCTCGTCTCATACCAGGCATCCACATCATGGACGTCGGTCATGTGATCGACCGCCCATTCAGCCCATCCGGCATTGACGCCCTCACCGGCGAGGACGATGTCCCGGAAGTCTCTGAAGACACTTCCTGCGGAGACAGCCGTCGGCGGCGTTCCGGTCATGATGGTCTGCGGGTTCTTCGACGAGGAGACGACGTAGTTCAGCGCCGTCTGCTGTGCCCTGGTATATTCCTGGGCTTCGTCGATGACCAACAGGTCATACCCGGAACCGAGCGCTCCGGAGTTCGTCCGCGTCCTGAAGTCGATCACGCCGCCGCCTTCGAGCTCGATCCGCTCTTTGCCGTAGGCCTTATAGGTCGACTTCGGTCGGATACCAATCGCCTCGATGCGACTTTTGAGCCGCTCCCATGCGATGTGGGCCGTGTCGGTCAGGTGCGCCGTGTGCAGGATGTGCTCTCCAGTCATGAGCCCGTGGAGCTCCCTCGCCGTCAAGATCTCTGTCTTGCCGTTTCGCCGAGGGACTGAAAAACCAAACTTCGTATGAGTCCATAGGCCGTCTTCATTGACCGCCATGATGTCCGTTATCACGAGTTCCTGCCACTGCTGCAGCGTGTTGCCTGATAACTGATAGAGCTGCGCGGCCTCTTGGCCGTAGCTGCGCTCATAAGGCAGTATCACGGATGTAGTGGGAAGTTGATTCCCCACTCTCATCCGCATTTACCTCCTGGTCGGTCTCTTGATCTCATCGCTTTGATCACCTCCGGTAGTTTCTGACGCGTTCCGTCCTCCCGTTAGCTGAATAATCTATGATGCAGCGGCAGTTTTCATGTCTCCGCCATAGATCCTCTCCGACCGTGTCGCGAGCGCTTTCGAAATCGTACGAGCCCGCGACCTCTTCGCACCATTCACATGCACCATACTCCGCGGTCCGTGTGATATGCACCGCGTAGCCTGCAGCCGATTGCAGCGCCGCATTGTCGCGGATGGCGTCATCCACCACAGACATCGAGAAGTTGGTCAGCTGGTCGTAAAACGTCCGCTCGATGTTCACAAACTCCGGGTTGGCCAGAAGCTCGTTCACGATGCCGTAGGCTCTGTTTCCGTTGAACTCCGGCGTCTGCACCCTCATGTAGATGCCGGCGGCGGCGTTCATGTTCGCCTGGACCTTGTCAGTCACGGCGATGACCATGTTGTGGTCCGCTCCGAGCGCTCCGGGGATGAGGTTCTCAACGTCCCAGTCGCTTATCCCGTTTATAGGTGCGTGCCGGCGGAGTGTCCTCCCTAAGAGGTCGCCCACCCGTGCCGCGTACTGACCAGCCACAACATAAGAGCCGCGCCCTGCCTCAATGACTCCGGCAAGATGTGCGGCTCGTGCGTCTTTATGAACCAACGTAATAAACTCGTCGGCGATGTCAGCGTATTTCAGCGCCATCAGTCAATCCCTGTTATGCGGTGCACTCTCTTCTCCGTCAGATAGCCCGGAAGAGCCTGCTCCAGTTTGATGAGGCCGTCTCCGATGCTCGACATCATCGCCGCGTCAGGTTCGAAGGTCGGCTTCCAGAGGATCTCCGTCTTGGCGACTTCCTCACGGTTGAGGTCGGTGTTGTTTCTCATGCACGCGCCGATGTATCCCACGTTCTTGAATCCGACACCAAAACAGCGCTGAGCTTTGGCTGCTTCCAGCCGCAGGTTCTCGTGAGCGGCTTTAATGGCCTCCGCGCTGGAGGGGTTGTCCGTGACAAAGCCCATATCATCAAGTGTCAGGCCAGTCTCACCGGCGAACAGTGAAGCGAACATTCTCATCATCGAGATATGCGGCTCCATGCTCTGCTGCTGGAACTGTCCGATCGCCGGCTTGTCTCCGTCTTCGTCCTTCGTGAAGGATAGCATCGCCGACATCGTAGCCTGCCACGAGTCCATCTTTTCCGCGTCATCCGACAGCCCGGTGGCGTACTTCTGCGGGAAGCTGTAGAACTCCGCCGAGATCTCCGCCCGCTTCACGGTCCGCATCGCGCTCTTGGCGAGGTCCATGCACGCCCGGCTGATTCTCGAATGACCAAAAGGTCTCCGTGCGTCTGGTCTGTAGATGATCGGGACCAGCGCCGCATACTTCGCGCCGGTCTTCTCGGACGCCACGGCGCGGTCCTTTCCTTCGACCACGTCATAGACATCCGTCTGGCCCGGAGTGAAATAAGCATACCTGGTGACAGTGCCGTGCTCATCGCGATCCAGAACTGCATAACCCTCGGTCAAGAGCTCCGTCCGCTCGTCGATGATGCCGGTCGCGTTCGTCCCGTCAATAACCTGGAACCTCGGGATGCTGTTCTCGCCCTTCGAGATGTACACAAAGCAGCACGAGGTGATGAGGCTCGACAGGATCGCGTTATCAAAAATCAAATCAGGATTATTTGCCGCGAACATTTCCTCGAACATGAAGACGTCATTGTCGAATGCGTCCACCTGCAGCCGATCTGCCAGTCTGTCGACCGCCTTCGTGCACCAGCCATTGATCGAGGAGAACCACTCCAGACCCTTCGGCGTGGAGATGCCGAAATCATGAGCCCGCTGTTTCTGCTCGTAGAACCGATAGCGGACCAGTCCGCGCGTGCGCTTGTTCTCCAGTTTTCTCTTGAGATATTCAATTCCCTTCATGCTTGACCTCTTATCTTGGCAAGGATGCTCTTTTCTGTCGGAGCGGCAGTTTCCTCTACCGGCTCGATGTCCGCCAGGATCTTTCCGATGGTCTGGATCGCCTGGATCTGAACTGCCGGCGAGGTCTCCTCCGCGTCCCGGATCTCCAAGAGCTTCCTGAGGTTGTCCTCGCGTATCTGTTTATAATCCATTTTTCCTCCATCCCCGGAGAGGGGGTTTCGTGTGTTTTTGTCCCA